CAAAGGAGCCAAAGGAGCCAAAGGAGCCAAAGGAGCCAAAGGAGCCAAAGGAGCCAAAGGAGCCAAAGGAGCCAAAGGAGCCAAAGGAGCCGAAGGAGCCAAAGGAGCCAAAGGAAGAGGGCAAAGAGCCAAAGGAAGAGACCAAGGAGCCACCTTTAACACAGACCCAGCCTACCATATACATTGACACCAAGCCTTCTGTAACCTTTTCTCAGGAGCACATCATGTTTGATTCCGATAATCTGGAAAATAATGAGATTCACGACATTCCTTTTGCCGAGGCCGAGCTGAGGGTTGAGGAAGAGGACGACGAGGAAGACAATATTGATTCTGTAAAAATATCTGATGAATTCCTTCCTATGGAGGCTGATGAGATTCTTTAGGTCAAACTGCGTTCACACACCCGTTCCGTAAAAATCCCTGCGGCTTAGAATGGATGCGCCCTCTGCCTCGCAAACAGGCTTTTGGATGGCAATCGCCATTGGAGGAACAATCATAGGAGTTCTAAGCGCAGTTCAACAATATTCTAGCAGAGATTCATCAATGCCGTATTCCGACTTTAATTTCAAACCAGTAGCGCGTGACTTTTGTATTGGTGCATTTCTGACAGCAACCGTCTATATGATGATTCCTGATTCTATTCAAGAGTTAATGAATCAAGCTCAAACCATGTTTCCTAAATCTTCCGGCTCTCCACAAGATATTGAATTACAAACAGGTCCTGCTCGCTTTTAGATTTACTATCATCACTTATACTATATCATAGAAATGATATAGTATAATTACATTTATTATAGTCTAACAAAACAGCGGATACACGGTTTCCCAGTCGCCAACTGAAGCGGCTTCCACCTTGAATGAAGAAAACGCCATATCGTGTAAGTGCTCCTGAGGCTTGGCACCAACCACATTCTCCGTTATATGGCTGTATAAGTCAAAATCAGGAAATCGCTCAGTTCCATCTTCTTCCTTTAACACATTGCGTCCATCCCTGTCAAGAAGCCACTTCCACAGTAAATTCCACAGGGGAGATTCCGTCTCATGAATTGTCCAAGACCCCTCCTTAGATAAGATAACACCATCCAATTTCTCGGCTGGCATTTCTGGGAATAGGGCATCCATTACACTGACGGCATAGCGACAGAGGTCAAAGGAAGGATTAGGATAAATCTGCCGACTTCTACCATTCTTAGCGCAGGCGAAATTATACTGTCCCTCGGCATCTCCCCCATAATTGTAATCATCACTCACAAACCACTTATCTTTTACACGGAAAATGGAACGACCAAAGTCAATAATTCTGAAGATGCGCCCATATGTGGGGACGCGCCATACAGTTCCATCACGGTTCTTGTAATATAGCCAAGTTTCTTCACTCTTAGTCCATACAATGTTATTCGTGTGTAAATCATTGTGTGTAAATCCGAGAACTCCTTGCGCAGCACAGAGCGCGGCAACAATCTGAAAGGTCCAGGCAATCCACCGAGCTTCCCATTCGGCAGAGCCATGTGCCGCACCAACTAGGGAATCATCTTCTAACATATCATCAATCACCCCCTCCATTCTCTCCTGGAAAATCATCATTACAGGATAGTCCTTAAACTCAGAATATACAGAATAGATATTATCATCTAATGACATATCTGATTCTGAATCTGATGTGGAAGACCTTGTTTTGAAGGAGTGGACACTCTCAAGCTCTACTGCCTTTGACTCCTTTGATGTGATTATATCAAGACTCTCGTGGGAGCCAGATGACTCGCTGGTATCAGAACTGTCAGAAGAACCTGTGCTATAGGAAAATGCCGTGGAGCGCAGAGATGAGCTAGGTGTTCTGAATAGGGAATGCTCTACTGATTCATCATCTTCTCTCTCCACATGTAAATTAAACTCGCCAGAGCGCTTCCTGTTCCAGAACTCTCTGTATCTCCTATAACTTCCAAAATCCTCTGTGATATTGAATCTGTATTTGTCGGCAACAGCCTTGAATCCTCCATAGAATAGGCAAAAATGGGGGGAAATTCCTCTCTCACGAAGCTGACCCAGTAAATAATTGGCAAGAGTGTCAACATACGCCTGATTCATTGGATTATCCATCTTATCCGCTAATCTACGAGCACCCTTGGTGCCATGCTTGTAATAGTGCTTTAATGTGAGAGTCGGGTCAAGAATATGCGTAACCTTACAAAATCCCTTAGAGGCTTTCTGCTTCGCTCCAACAGTCTCAACAAGGCAATCGCCACTTCCCTCAAATTCCTTCAATCTGCCAAACAAATTGTCAGAGCTTAACTGTCCTTCAGATTCTTGAATGCCGATAAATTCTTTGATGATTGGTGTTAAAGAGGTTACTTCCTTATATCCTGGAATTGTGGGGGCTCGTGAATACTTTCTCCAGGGAGGAATGGATACTTCTATTCCTTGGGTTAAACACGAATCCATCTAACGAATCTTCGGGGTTTGATGAGTGGATTCAATACGCAGAGAGCCGTGTAGTAAAATTCTGTAAAAAATATTTCCATGTATCAGCTACAATGACGGATAACGCAGCCGCAGTAAACGTTGGTATCCGGAAGTTTGATATGAAAATGATTCCCCAAGATGCCGTATGTGTATTTATTGGGCGCAGACGCACGGGAAAATCCACACTGGTTCGCGACTTGCTGTTTCACCATCAGGAAATGCCTCTTGGAACCGTGATTAGTGGAACAGAGGAATCCAATCAGTTCTATAAGAAACTCATTCCTCCTCTTTTCATTCACGGCGATTACAGCCCCGTGGTTATTGCCAATTTCTGTAAGCGTCAGAAGGTGATTATGGCAAAAATCCAGAAAGAAATTGAGGCATACGGCGCTGGAAGGACGGACCCTCGTGCCTTCTTAATCATGGACGACTGTCTATACGATGACAGCTGGCTCCATGACCGAAATATTCGCTATCTTTTCTTGAACGGGCGTTGGCTAAAGGTGTTTTTCATTATTACCATGCAATATCCTCTCGGTATTCCTCCGATGTTGAGAACAAATGTGGATTATTGCTTTATTCTGAGAGAGCCGTATGTGACAAACAGGAAGCGCATTTTTGATAACTACGGAAGCGCTTTCCCGAGTTTTGAGTTTTTCTGCCAAGTCATGGACCAGTGCACGCAGAATTATGAATGTATTGTCATGAATAATAATTCTCAGAGCAACAAGCTGGAAGATACGGTGTTTTGGTATAAGGCACAGATGCACGGCGAGTTCCGTATTGGTGCCCAGGAGTTCTGGAATCATGCCATGTCAAACACAAAGGATAAGGAAGATGGCAATGAGTATGATGCTGCTAAGGCGACACGCCTGAAGGGTCCGATGATTCAGGTTCGCAAATTCCCACAAGGTTAAGTAGTAATGAAGGATTTGGGATATTGTCTAATCTTAATATTCGTGCTAGGACTACTACTTGTCTTTCTTGGAGAGCCTATGTGTGAAGGCTTTTCACCCAGCCAAGCACTACGCTGCGACGTAGAGTCCCCTTGTCCGGGTCACTTGAAGTGTATTAATGGTTTCTGTGCCAAGACTGACCCTGTCGGTGTTGTCGAGCGCAATGAAGTTCCTCTCCTTCCTCCAGGCTCACCCGCACCTTATTTCTAAGGGCAGGGTAGAATGAAGAGATTTGCGTTAAAAACCGTTACATGGTATGCTATAATTGGTCTTCTGGTTGCGGTAGCCCTTCTACCCCTGCTAAAAGCCGCTGCGCCCGAATTCTTTCCCAGCATCAGTGGGTTCGCCAATCCTGACTGCGTGGGCGTAAGCTGCGGCGAGGGTGAGTTTTGCCAGTTTAACAAGTGCCAGAAAGTGACTGCGCCGAATCCTCTTGGCGTTCCTGCTGGAAATGTATAAATATGTTAAAATGATGATTTGATGCTTAGGTGGACACCACTCAAGCATCAGATATACATTTAACACAAACCTAAGGATTCTGCTTTGCCTCCATCTTTCTGGCAATCGCTAGGTCAGCGGGGCCAGAAAACATACCGTCGTATGTTGAGCTTGCTGTTCCAGCAGCCGCTACGCTTGCAGTCGCTACGCTTGCAGCAGTCTCCTCCTTCTGAAGGGTAATCATCGGCTCCGCTGGAGCAGAGGCAGTGACACCAGCAACCGTCTCAGCATCATCAGTGCTACGACTCTTTACAGAAGCAACCTTGCGATTCTTCTGCTCCGTGTAAAACGTGTCACGAGCCTCCTCATTCTCACGATACTTCTTCATGAGACTGTTGAGCTCATCATTGGCATACTCCTGGTCCTTCACGCGATTCGGATCAGGCTCCCAGGCCATCCACTTACCCACAGACCCCTGGTAAATGTTGAACGTAGGGTCAGACTTCTGTAGGCGCTTTGCCTTCATAGAAGCCTCTGCCTCAGAGGCAAATACACCCCGGACTTTGATGCCGCGAATCGTTGTATGGAAGTCGTTTAGCTTGAAAAACTCCTCCTCCAGAGCCTCAGAATTCTTGAAGAGAAAGTCCTCATACTCCTTCTTTAGCTCTGACTGTGTAAGCTCACTCATGTTCTTACGAGTATACTGCTGAAACTCCTCGACGAAACGGTCAACGCGCAGAAGAGAATTTCTCACCTCAACTGCCGCCCCACTTAGGTCAACCTTGTCCAGGCTACCGGCAAGATTCTCTAGACGCGTATTTACTGTCTGAAGCTGCTGACCCATCCACGCCTCCAGCTTCGTCGTCTTCCACTGTAGGTCATAGTCATTCAGAAACTTGTTAAACATGAAGACATCCTTCTGCGCAAGAATCTTCTCAGGGCTCAGGAAACTTAGTAAAACAAACTTCTGGCTAGAAATCTCAGGGTCCTCGGCTAGAAAATCCTCATCCACGTTATTACTCATTCTTCTTCTTCTGAATCATCTGCTAACTTTAGACCGAAAAAACCGCATAATCTATTCCAACAAAAAATCTGAAGGACAAATATAGATTAAGATGGACATGAACGACCTCTTAACTCGCATCATCAAATACGTCGTGGAGGGTGTAGCTGTTGCTCTAGCCCTTGTCTTTATCCCCCGGAAGAGCCTGCCTCTTGATGAGATTCTGACTGTGACCATCGCCGCTGCGGCCGTGTTCGCCGTGCTAGACATCTTCTCTCCCAGCATTGGCGTGACGGCACGCCAGGGTGCCGGCTTCGGTATTGGCGCGAACCTAGTGGGTTTCCCTCGCGCATAAGTGCTTAGGGTAAAGACCCTCGCGCATAACTGCTTAGGGTAAAGACCCTCGCGCATAAGCATAACATGTCAAAAAAAATAAATTTAAAAAAGAAGTTTTGCTTTAAGACATAGTCTCAAAGCAAAAACCCTTTTACACAGAATATTTTAGGCGTAATACTGTATTACTACTAATCCTGAACCACCCGCACCACCAGCTGCTCCTCCATTCGGAAATAGAGCAGTTCCTCCATTACCCCCATTTCCCGTATTGGCAGCTGCAACTCCTCCATTAATTTTTATTGGTGAAGTTTTCTTCCCACCTGCACCACCAAAACCATATGTAACAGGATTTCCAGAATTTCTACCTACAATCGTATAAGTTGTTCCAGCACCTCCTGTTCCAAGAGTAGTATTACTAACTCCATCAATTCCTGCTCCAGATGATCCGCCACCTCCTCCAGCATTATTAATATCACTACCACCATTACCGCCTAGTGATGCTGTTGATGGTGGTGTAGCGGCAGCACCTCCGATTCCTGAGCCATTTGGATAGTAGTCGGAATGATATCCACTTCCACCACCAAGAGCTTGAGGACCAGAATTTGCCAAATCAAAACTAGACGTTCCTCCAACTCTTCCACTTGTATTATTAGTAGTATCGCCTGGTAGAACAGGGAAAAACCCCCCTGTTCCTGATACTCCGAAGCCACCATTCCCTCCACGTCCAACAATAACAGTATATATTTGCCCTGGTGTTATAGGATATGTTCCTGTAATTGCCATTCCACCGCCTCCACCACCTGCAGCACCTCCATCACGTGCTCCACCACCTCCACCACCTCCACCGATTATCCAATAGGTTATAGGACTTACAGATGTCAATGGCGCAGTCCATGATGTTGTTCCCCCTAAAAAATACTCATATGATACAACAGGAGTATATACAACAGGAGGAGGAGGGGCAGGGATAACAGGAGGAGGGGCAGGGATAACAGGAGGAGGGGCAGGGGTAATAGGAGGTGTTTCCTCGGTATAAAACTGATTTCCTGCAGTTATATCAATTCTTAATGAGGCATCCTTATTTAATACTTTAAAACGAGGAATTACATACAATCCAGAATTTAAATCAGAAACTGATTTTATATGATGGGCTGCAATAGTTTTTAACATCTTTAGCCGGGTATTACTTGAAGAATCTCTATTATTCGGCATCTATTGTTCTTTACTATTATAATGCTCCCTACACACCGCCTCATACTTCTCATTCCCACCCACACACACCTGGCCATCCTTTCCACCAATACATTTCGTGAATAAAGCGTCCCTCTTCACGGGGGAACACCTCTTACACAGAGCCGTCAACTTCGTCACCTTGTCACAAAGAGGAATCAGTTGTAAGATATCTCCAAATGGCCGCCTCTCAGAATCTCCATCTAGTCCTACCACAATGACATGCTTCTTACAATACTCAACCATTATTTTTACAATTCCATATAGCCCCTCAAAGAATTGCGCCTCTTCAACTACAACCAGACTCGCCTCCTTGAACTCGGTCAGCTCCAAGATATCTCTAATTGAGACTAGGGCTACCGCTGAGAAAATCTGTGAATCGTGTGTTTTCACAAGATTCACATCCTCTTTATAGCGCGTATCTAGACACGATGTGACAATGAGAGTTTTTGTCCCAATACTCTGCTCCCTCTTCACCCTCTGTAGGATGGCCGACGACTTCCCAGCGAACATGGGACCAATAATTACTTCCAGACTCATTTTCCTTTGGTGGGACTTTCCTTTTTACACAGCTCGCCTGTCAAATTTTAGGGCCTAAGGACCATTCACACTATTCGCCCCTGAAGATGGCACGAGTTGGGGAAGATTACGCAGACCTCTTGAAGAAGGCGCAGGTCCAGACCCAATACCAATACGAACCGCCACCCGTCCAGAATCTATGGCATCAGGCACCCACTTATTAATATGAACTTTCTTGAAGCCGGCAATCACTTCTGGATGTGCTATATCTTCTCTGTCAGGAAAGGTCTCCTTATATAGTTTTACAACAGCAACGGGAATCGCGGGAGATATTTCCATAAGGCGCTCAATTTGCTCCTTAGTCACCTTTAATATATCTTTGGCACCAATACGCTCAGACTTCGGAAGACTCAGTTCAATTGCCAAAGCCCTTGATAATTTTTGATATTGAATTCCGGAAATTCTGTGCGCCTCAGTTCTCTTAGCCCAGGCGAAATAAGACCCCAGGGTTGATAAGATTCCCGTAAATAAACTTACTAAACCAACACCAATTGATGATGTTACAGGGTTGCTAAATAGTGTGCTAGAAGAGCCTGACAAGAATCCGTTCACTGTGCTTAACACAATAACAGGAATAGCCACCCAATTATTACGCAGTGAGAAATACCTCTCAGATTCAGTGTGTAACCATGATAGACCTCCACAACGTTCGGATTCTTGTGCAACAAGATTCTCTAACGAATCATTCCACGAAATTACCTCTTGCTCCTCCGCCATCTACTACCGCATAAGTTTATTACAGATTCCATCTTTGAACATTTTATCAAGATTTCTCGCAAGACCCTCATACACTCCCTTAACAGTCTGTGGTGGTGGGAAATCAGTCAAACACCATTCCCCAAATATCTTAGACAGGGCAATAATCATATCAGCAGATACTATTGCCGATAAACCCTCTTTTAACACAGATACCACAAACTCGTTCCATGCCTTTGACATAACTGGCTCAGCCGGCATCTCTCCATCTAAGCTGGCATCGGCCAGACAAAGATAGAATTCGATTAGCCCTTTTAGCTTTTCCTCTGGAAACCAGTCCAAAAATCGTATCTCAACCCCATGATTATAATGCTTTCTGTAACTAATATCCATACCTAGCTCTGTTAAAGGGATATAGCCAGAGTCCTTGTGATACAGCTTATACCACCAGAAATCTTGGTCCGAGCCACGAATTTCTGCCACAGGGAGTGTGACAATTTTCCCCGTTGGCATGGCGTTTGTGTCATATGTTCCTATTCCTATGTATCGTGACACAGCGCATCTCATAGATGCCTTTGTATATTTAGGATTAACTTCTGATAAAGGGTCCTTAGTTCCAAAGACAGCAATAACAAACGGCTCTAACCACTGGATAAGGCGAATGAATTTTTGGTGTGTCTCGCGAAACTTCTTGAGGTCCACTATAACTGGTGTGCCATTCTTGTCGCGCTTTCCTAATAAGGTGGGAAGAGTTATATTAATATGATAGGTTCCGTTATTAAACATTGTCACGTTCTTTGGATTTGAATAATAGATTGCGAATCCAGGATTCACAGGTGGATACATGAAGAGCCCCTTGTCGCGATGTGTCTTTGTGGCAATCAAATAGTCATTCATACATTTAAGGAGACTCTTCTTTGCTGTTACTAGTTCTTTAATAACTGCTCTGACATTAGACTTATAGAAGTCCTGTGTCATAAATTCAAGGGTATCGCCGTCAAAGATACAGGTCTCATTAAATATATCTATAAAGCGCTTTTTTGGAAAGCAGCCGCCAGGCACATGCTCTTCTAACATCTGAAAAAATGTCTTGCCATTAAACTTGGGATTCGGCTTTGGAATCTTCTCATACGTGGTCGCGTGATTCCCACTTGTATCCATCTTTGTTAAGGCATGGGCATTCACGAAATACGGCAAGGGGTAGAAATCTTGTGTAAAATAGGTTGCGAAGTCTTCTTTATACGTTGGATAAAATGTGGAATAATATTTAACACTGTATCGTTCTGCTGAATGACATGTCTTTAAGATTGGTGAAGCAACATAGATTGGTTTTGTGAATTGTAGATAGGTTTCTTCTTCTATACCAAGACCCCAAAATAATTCGTTTTCCTTATACATTGATTTATACCGCAGATGTTTTACTAATTCTGTATATCCCATCTAAATACTCCGTAGAGAATAATTTATATGTCATATATTACTAAATTACCTTCGGTATTACCAAAAAACATAGATTTCACCTTTGGTATTATTACAGCTGGAGGAGCAGACAGCAATTTAGAAAGAATTATCAAAAGTATTAAAGGGCAGAATATGCCCACCTATGAGATTCTTATCGTAGGAGAAACCTGTGTTAAAGGGGATTTTATACGAGCTATCCCCTTTGATGAGACAATAAAAAGGGCTTGGATTACGAAAAAGAAGAATATTATTGCACAAGAAGCAAGGTTTGAGAATATTGTCTTTTTACACGATTACGTAGAGCTCTGTCCAGGATGGTATGAAGGAGTTTTGAAGTTTGGGAATGACTTTAAGATTTGCGTAAATAAGATTACAAATCTTTCTGGAAAACGGTTTCGTGATTTTTGCCTATTCAAGGAATTTCTGCCAACAGAATCTACACTTCTTCCTTACTCTGCCAAACTAACTCCTAGTCTAAGTAAGCTAGCGTATATTTCTGGAACGTATTATCTTGTAAAACGGGACCTGGCGCTCAGCTACCCTCTAGATGAACGCCTTGTTTGGAATCAAGGTGAGGATGTTCTGTTTTCTCAGGCCTTGTCAAGAGATGGTGTCCAATTTAAATGTAATCCCTTTAGCACAGTCGCTCTGTTAAAGGAAAAAGAGTCATTTGAACGCGAAATATCACAAGAAAAATATGAAGAATTGAGTATCTGGGCTGAAACCTTCGGCGAAGCCACCTTCGTTAAACAATGCCAGTTTCAAGAATCTTGGGCTAGTCAGTTTTTTACTAAATACCAATATATATCCATAGGTGGTTGGTGTGGCACTAGAATGGCACTAGATGAGCTAAAGATTATAAATGAGCCGCACAATATATTTGACCATATTCGTTCATCATCTAAGGGTATAATAGATTGTATAAAGAATGATTTTGCTAATTTTATACCTAAGGATACGAGTTTAGATACTCGCTTTAAGAATAAAAACTGGCACCCATGTATTGGCGAGCATTTTGGGTTTTATCATTCTGGTAATTTATCAGAAACATCCCCACTGGATAGTATAGAAAGAAAACGAAAACGATTTATAGACCATTGCACTAGTGGAAAGCAATGTATATTTATTAGAACATGTGTTATACCTGATTATGAAGAGGAATTGTCTGATATGGAGATTCTATATGAAGAAATCCATAAGAAATATCCTATGTTATCGTTTAAGATTGTATTTGTAATACCGAATCAAGAAATGACACAGTATTATAAAAGTATCGACAATAGAATATTTATCTTTTGTTTAAATGATAAAGAAGGATATAAAAAGATATTTACTTTTCTTTCTGTTTATACTTTCTTTGAACGAACTCCGCCAAATCAGTGTATAGACATCGTAAGACCAACTGATACTCTATGCTTTGTAGATGATATTCCTGCTGTAAAGTATTTTGAGAAGTATTCTAAAAGGCAGTCTTAGATAGACTTAATAAACTGCCAGCGCAAATCAGCACAGATTTTCTCCCAGATTTTGTCCTGATTATACAGCTTGTCGCGATTCTTCAAGAGAGGAAAGCATTGTAGATAACTATCTAACTCCAGGAGCTCACAGAATTTATACAGAACATAGGAATACGATAAGAAATTGCTGCGGTTCTTAGGACAGTGTTTTATAAAAGAACTCTGAATCTCCTTGAACATGAATCTTAGTCTCTCTTCCACTTCGCGGGACATGACTGGCGCTGTTTTTCCATTGATGCGATTCAGGATATAGGGCACGTGCTCGTAGAAATTCGTGCACTTGAGCTTCTTTAGAATCTCACGCACCTTGCTTGGTTTGATACCCTCAGTATTCGTAATCCTCTCCTTCTTGAGCTCATCCAAAATCGCCTGGAAAATGTCCTCAGGAATCTCTGTGCTCTCCTTGGCCTGGAACTGCGCTAGCCACTCGTTGAAATGGTTAATGCGCTTATAGGCATAATACGTCACCTCTCTCGGCGGGTCCTTGTAACTCGGCTTATCACTGTCAATCAAGACAAATTCCTGATGCCCACAGCTATCACAGAAAAATAAGGCCTCGTTGGCACTAAAGGTCATCTCTTTGTCACAAGCCTCACAGAGCCCATGCGGGTCCTCAAAACTCGTTACTGCCGCCCTAGCGTGCTCTGGGTCAACACGGCGCAGATATTTTTCTAAGAGAACCTCACGACCTTCTAGACCTTCTTGTGCCTTCGCTGGCTTTTGACTCTTATCTTCCTGACCTTCCTGTAAGGCGGCTAACACACTCCCTGGCTTCGCCTTCACAACCCGCACAGGAACTTGCGCCGACCCGTTATTAATCTTTTCCTGAATATCGTAGTAATTATACAGAATCTCGCCGGCCTCAAAGAAATAATCGTAGACCGGCTTATTTGACTCCCACTCTTCTTTCTTTTTCATCAGTTGCTGAATCTTCTCCTCTAACTGTGTGCGCATGACAATATCTGTGGATTCCTTCATTTGTTCATTGTAATTCTCTAAAAGCTCCTCCATCTTGCCAATATCGTCCTTTTCCTTTTGCATCTGACCTATTTGCATTTGGTGGAGGTTGTCTAAGGTTGTTCTCGCCTCAGGATTACTTCGCTTCGTTTGTTTTATATTAAAAAACGGAGATGGCTTCTCTGTCATTCTATGATGCTGTTAATGTGAAGTTTAGACCGTCTCTTCCTAATTTCTTAGAAGATACTCACACCCACTCTTGTCATTAGTATCTTTCATACATTTCTCATACTCTTCATTGTTGGTATTTACTGGGGCATGAGGGACATGAGGGACATGAGGAGTTCCTAGAATAGCTCCAACAATACGATGTCCAATAGAGCTTCCTATACCCAAGGCGACACCTTCCTTTATTGTCTGTAAAAATGAAGGTCTCTGAGGTATAATCGCCGGTAAATTTTTGTGCTCAGGCATTTTCATTGGAGATGTTATCTTTTTTTCATATAAAGACGGGCTAGATGACCTGCGAGGCATTATATTCTACATATACATTTTCTGGTTAAGTCACGAGAATACTTTTACACAGTCTAATAAAGTTGAATTATCGGGTTATTAGTATGATAAGCATGAAATACACGCGTGGATTACTGGAAGAGATTCTTCAAGAAGGCAAGGCGATTGTGTTAGAAGAGTATCCTAGGTATAACCAAAGACTTGTTGTAAAATTCAGGTGCGCTTGCGGCCTTGAAACTTCTAAGAAGTTTGAGATGTTAAATCTTCACAGGCTTCCTTATTGTGAGGGGTGTAGTTTGAAACATAAAGAAAAAAGAAAACAAACATCAAATCTTGAAAAATATGGAGTTATAAATACAGCCTCATTAAAGGAAGTAAAAGATAAGATTAAGGATACATATGAGGAAAAATTTGGAGGGCATCCAAAGAAAACAAAGGAAGTTCAAGAGAAATGGAAGGCTACCTGTTTGGACAAGTATGGAGGTCATCCAAACCAAAACAAGGAAGTCCAAGCAAAGTCTGAAGCGACTTCATACCACTATAAAGAATACATGATGCCATCTGGCATGATAGTAAAGTATCAGGGATATGAGAATTTAGCGTTAGATGAGTTGGTTCAAGAATACGAGGAAGAGGATATTTTGACAGGAAGAACAAACATTCCAACTGTTGATTATTACATAAATGATAAGAAACATGTCTATTTCCCTGATATTTACATCAAATCTGAGAATAAAATCATTGAAGTTAAATCCGAATGGACAATTACCTTAACACGAGGGAATGTTGAAGAGAAGGCTTTAGCCACCGTAAAGGCAGGGTATAGATACGAAATATGGGTTTATAATGATAAGAAAGTGAAAGTTGAAACAAAGGTCTATTAAAATAACCGCATAATTTAAGAATCAAAACTCTCCGGGTTAGTTTCAATTTTTTCGCATGACGTAGAAATTTTTTATTTTGAAAAATTTTTTTCTTATGATATGATATACAATGACCGGAGGGGGCCTTATGCAGCTTGTAGCCTACGGCGCTCAGGACGTGTACCTAACGGGCAATCCCCAGATTACTTTCTTCAAGGCGGTCTACCGTCGCCACACGAACTTTGCCATGGAGTCCATTGAGAACCCCTTCAACGGCAACCCTCGTTTCGGCAACCAGGTGACCTGCACCATCCAGCGTAACGGTGACTTAATCCACCGCATCTACCTACAGGCCACTCTACCCTCTGTGTCTATCGTGACGGGTGACGGCTCTGGTGCTCAGTTCCGTTGGCTCAACTGGGTGGGACACAACCTCGTCGACTGGGTTGAGCTACAGATTGGTGGCCAGCGTATCGACAAGCACTACGGTGACTGGCTACACATCTGGAATGAGCTTACCCAGGAGGCGGGCAAGCAGGCCGGCTACGCCAAGATGGTGGGTAACGTGCCCCAGCTAACGAACCTAATCGTGCAGGGTGGTGAGGCGTGCGACAATGACTGCGCGGGCGGTGAGCCCAACAGCTCTGGCGAGCTCCTAGGCTGCGCGCCTGAGTATACGCTATACATTCCTCTACAGTTCTGGTTTTGCCGCAACCCTGGTCTAGCGCTACCCCTAATTGCGCTACAGTACCACGAGGTGCGCATCAACCTACAGTTCAACGACCTACAGAACCTCATGTGGGACTATGCCCCCATGAACGCCAACGTGCACGTGCTACGCGACCGCGTGAACGCGGCGAACCTAGTGGCGGCCTCTCTCTACGTGGACTACATCTACCTAGACACGGACGAGCGCCGCAAGTTCGCCCAGGTGAGCCACGAGTACCTCATTGAGACTCTACAGTTCACTGGTGCCGAGTCCATCAACAGCTCTAGCAACAAGCTAAAGCTAAACTTCAACCACCCTTGCAAGGAGCTTGTGTGGGTTGTGCAGCGCGACAGCTACGTGAGCTGCGACGATGCCGTGGTGAACCCCTGGAAGGGCCAGCAGCCGTTCAACTACTCTGACTGGTGGGACCGCTCCGCCCTAGAGTCTGGCTACTCCGTGACTCGCGTGGAGGGCATGGCGGGCAAGAACCCCGTAGTGACTGGTCTACTACAGCTAAACGGCCACGACCGCTTCACGGTGCGTGAGGGTGACTACTTCAACTTAGTGCAGCCCTACCAGCACCACACCAACGTGCCCTCTGTTGGCATCAACGTGTACTCCTTTGCTCTATCCCCTGAGCAGCACCAGCCCAGCGGCACGTGCAACTTATCTCGCATTGATAACACGACGCTCCTAATCACGGTGTCCAACAACGCGGTAGGCACGGCCA